TCTTAGTAGAACCAACTAAATCTCTAAAGTCTTCTGTATCATCACCTGGTCCCAATGCCATTATCCAGTTAAAGATTTCTTGATAATTTTTCATATCTTCATCTACAACAAATTTGATATTTAATGGATCAAACTCTATCTTATCACCAGGTAAATATGAGTTGATTGCTAATGTAGTAGAGTGTAAGGCTTCAGAAAAGTTTATACCTGGCAATGTGACACCTGTACAAAAGTATTTTGTCTTGGGTAGTTTATTAATTTGTAAATCAAAATTTACTGGACTTAAATAATTTAAGTTAGTAGGTTGATCTGATTGCCAATTAGCTTGTGCCATATTAGTTCTTTATTCCGAATACATAGTTTTCAGCAGCATTTTCAGCATAGAGTTCATTGTGTCCTGGGATTAATTCGTCTTTCTGCCAGACCATATTTTCCCACATTCTGATACCCCATACACCGTCTAATTTTCCGACTTCTGCTTTTCTATTTTCATGTCTGAATTCGTGATACATCTCATCAAATTCAATCATTCCACCTTCATTCATTTTATACTCCTTAATGTATTCTTCTTCGATACCATACCAGTTCCATCTACCGTCAGGTGTTGAAGTTTTATTGTTCATGTATATATTTATAACAACTAAAAGATGTATAGGCAAAAAAAGACCCTCTAATGAGGGTCTTTGAAATCGATTATGATTTAGATACTACGACTTACAGAAGGTTTAATACTTCGAATGATCTGTAGTAAGAGTTGGTAGATGTTGCTGCCAATCCAGAAGACGGAGTAGAACCTACGAATGGGTTTGAAACCATACCGTATCTAGTTTTGAATCCGATTTTTGGTTGGAAAGTATCTTCACCAACTGCACGAACCATTTGTAATGGTACATAAGGACAATAGAATACACCAGCGTCAAAAGGATTAGTTCCTCTATAACCGACTGTACAATATCCTTCACCAGCACTAACGCCTGTAGGTCTTGTAGACACACTTGCGTAATATGGATCGATATACACTTTTAGGCTTCCGTTAAGAACACCAGCGAAAGTGTTACCAGTATCATCAACATTTAAGTTTGTTGATAAAGCTGGAGTGTAATCTAATACACCAGCCATTGCTAGAGCAGAAGCTACATCAGACGAACAAAGAATAAAGTTACCTTTACCTCTTCGTGTTTGTCTTGCAATAACATTTGCGTTTCTTTCAATGTGGTACATTAGACCTTTGAATTTCTCAACTGACCATCTTCCAGAAGAATCTGTATCTAAGTTGAATTGACCGTCAACAGCTGTTCCTGTTAGGTTTGCTTCTGAAGCAACACCTTCAATCTTAGCTTGATCATTAACAGTTCTAACAACTTCTCTGTTGATTTCCGCGAGGATTTCACCAGAAAGAATGTTTGCTAATTCTGTTTCTGCATCTAAGCCATGAATAGCTTTAAGGTCTTGTGCGAGTTCGATTGTGTACTCAGCTTTTAGCGCTCTGCTTTTAGCTGTAACTGTAGCTTTTTCAATCGTGAACGACATCTCTGGGATTGTAGAATCAATCTCAGCAGTTGCTGTTGCAACTCCTGTACCAGTTGTGTAACCAGTTTGGATAGCTGTGTTAGCTGAACCAGATGCAAAAGGATCTGTTCCTGCGTGTGTACCTGTTCCAGCGAAGTCTGTATCAGCTTCGTTGAACATGGCTTCAGTTCTATCTACAGCAGTAGTACTGTCAACATATCTTGCTTTCATAGCAAAGATAAGTCCAGTAGGTCCTGTCATAGGTTGAACACCACAGATATCATAGGCTACCAAGTTTGGCATTGCTCTACGAACTAGAGATATAAGAATTGGATCCCAGTTTGCTGCAGTTGCAGTTACACCACCAGGTGCTCCAGCTACTGTACCAGTACCAGCTCCAAGGGCCTCATTCATGGCTCCTCTTTCTTCTTGTATCGCTCTTTCTTGGTTTTCAAGAATAACGGATGTTACAGCTCTCTTGTAGCTATCTTCGATCTTAGGAAGATCGGAGTGCTCGAGGACTGGTGCCCATTTTTCTTGTAAGTTTTCTGACATAAACATTTGTTTATCTCTCCCTATTTAAGTTTACTTGTCTAAAGAAGCAAACTTGGTTAAAGCCGCAGTATATTGTGCCATGCCTTCATTAACTGGTTGAGCTACATCGCCTGCTCCAGAAAAATCTGCATCTTCACTAACTACAGCGCTATCGTCTGAGACAGCTTCAACTTTTTCAATTCCGAAGTAGGATTCTTTCAATGTTGATACTTTCTCTACGAAATTCTCAACACTTTCGAAATCTACATCTTCTGATAAAGCTTTTAACTTCTCAACTTGTGTATCAGCTAAGTCACTAGTGGCTTCGCTAATAATTTTTTCTCTTTGAAGTTCTTCGATATCTTGTTGAGCTGTGATGTTGCTAGCAACTTCTTCGTTCAACTTATCTTCCATTTCGTCAAGTCTGTTTGCTAGTTCTTCAACTACATCAAACTTGTCTTCTGGTACTTCAACATAATGTTCTTCAAATAGTTTTTTCAAACCATTTATGAAATCTTCGGTGAGTTCGGACTTTAATCCTCTCTCAATTGCTAATTCATTTTCTTGAACCCAGCTTTCAGATACATAGTTCAAGTAAGAATCTACTTTTTCAGTTAAATCATCTTTGATTTCTTCAACTTTAGTTTCCAATTCTTCTTCTAACTGTGCTTCTTTTTCAACTGTAATTTCTTTTACTTTAGCTGAAACTGCTGCTTCAAATATTGTCTTAGCTTTAGATTTAAAATCTTCTGATAAATCTTCATCAGAAACAAGAGCGTCAATGTCGTCTGTCATGTCAATGTCGTAAGACTCTTTCTTGACTTCTTCATCTTCTTCTTCTTCTTCTTCGTCATCTTTATCCATGTCGTCCATTTCTTTTGTTGTTTTAGCTTCTTCAACTGAATCTTCTTCTTCAACAATTTCCATACTTTCCATGAAGTCAGCGACTTCTTCGACTGAACTATCTTTAAGATTTTCTACTACACTTCTGATAAGTGCGTTACGACTTAGTGACTCGCTTGTAGCTTCATCGCCATCTTCGTCTTCCATTTTGGACATTTCTTTCATTTTATTCCAAGCTGCTTTCAACTCTTTCATGTCCATTTCTTTCATCTTAGAGACCATAGCCTTTAACATGCCAGATTTGGATTCCATGCCCATTTCAGAGATTGTATCTTCATCAGCTTCGATATCTTCGAAATTGACAGCTTTACCTTTCTCTACTTTTGTTTCGCCGTCTTTGAGTTCACCACCTTTTTCAGAAGCTTTGTCACCACCAGGTGCTTTTGCTTTCTTCGTAGCATCACCAGCTTTTTCAGCTGCTTTTGCATCGTGTTCAGGTGCCTTGTCGTCTGGCTTAACAGCGCCCGCTTTAGCTTTAGGCAATGATGCCTCAGCTATTACTTCTTCTATTGTGTTTTCTAAATTTGACATTAGATCACTCCCTATTTTAAATATAAATTTAAACTGTTTAACTAGTATTTATATATTATAAATTTTTCAGAAAGTCATTAAATACATTTAATTTGACTTCTTGAAGTTTTTGTGTTCTTGCTCTTTGAATCGAATGTTTATATTCTTCAATTTTCTGTGCTTTGATCACACCGTTATCCCAAACCCATTCAACTCCTTCCATGACACCATCTACGAAAGCATCAGGAGCTGATGGATCAGCTACGATATCAGCAGCTGTTGCTAACTGAAAATCTGATTGTACCATTTGAACCCCACCTTTAGCATTAGATGCTTTAAGTGAACCCATACCCCTACTTGATACTCCTAGTCTAGCACCATCATTCAAGAGGTTCTTAACTATTTCTCCCATAGGCGTTGATAAAATTTTTGCCTTTCCAACGAAATTATTTCCGTCTTCTTTTAAACTTGTTATTAGATGAGATGTTCTCTCTAAATTGATTGTCGGTCCTTCAGGGTGTCCTAGTTCTCCATAGGCTCTATTTTGATCAACATACTCATTGTTGTATCTTTTTACTTCTTTCTGCATTACCTCTTTAGGATATATACGACCATTTTTGTTTTTTACTTCTGTTTGAAGCATTACACCTTCAATGTAAGCGTGTTTTTTACCTGTCTTTGGATCTTCTTCAACGAGGTAATTTACTTCGTCTGACCATTGTTCTGATATTAATTTCATTTTTACCTCTTACTTTGCTTTATAAGCTAAACTATCTTGTGCTGAATCAGTATCAAAGTCTAATTCTACATCTTGTGCTCGAGCTGTTTTGTCTTTTGTTTTTTTAGCAATATCCATTGCTACTTTATTCATTTCTATGTATTCACCTGCAACATCATAATCACCTTGATGACCAATAGAAACAATCGACCCATATTTGGGGTGTTTATAATACTTAGCTGTAGTCCCACCACCAGCTCTTTTTGTTAAAGTTTTAGCTAGATTAAACATCTTTTTCGCTTCTTGATCATCTGAAAAAACAATATCCATTTGTGCTATTTCATCATCTCTTTTCAATTTCTTGAGTTCTTTCTCAAGTTGAGATGTTTCAGTTAAATTAATGAAACCTTGTCCTGGGATTGTCCAACTCATATTTATCTCCTAAACTGTTGTGAGATCACCATATCGTGACCTTCCTACGAATAACATACCGAAATCATTCAATTTTTTCATCCCACCTTTGACTTCAACTTCTTTTTTACTTATTTTATTAAATTTTAATTTAAAATCTCTTGCCATTCTAGTCATAGCTTTCATAGTCTGAGAGTCTATGTCTTTCCCATCTCGTCTATGATAAATTTCGGCAGCTTCATCTAAATCTACAGGTCCATCAACTTTTTTTACAGCTTCTTTCCAGAAACTTATACCTTCGTCAATGTCTTCACCCATAAGTTTAACAAACTGATCAGCTGACTTCTTAGCTGTAGCCATATCTTTAAATACACCTAGTTCTTCAAATTCTTTAGCTGACTTAGGTTTAACAAAGACACGAACTTTCTTTGATCCTTTTCTTTCAGCATGATAATGAACTTCTGTATTTTTAATCTTCGTAGCAGAGATATGATTTTTCTTCATATCTTGTTTAAAGTTAACTTCGTCTAATTGTTGTCTAAGTTCTACAAAAGTTTTCATTTTACTTAATCTTCTTGTTTTGGTTCGTTGTTATTCATCCAATCGAGCTGCATTTCAACTCTTTTCAAATCAATAGCGTCTAGTTGTTTATCTTGCATTACACTTTTAAAGTTTTCACCAGCTTCAACATTATTACCGTCTACTATCTGATCTACAAGTGTTCTAGTTTTATCTACCATTTTCATAATCTCCTAAATTAAAAGTCCATATCGTCATCATCACCATCATCACCACCAGCAGCTTCGATTTCTTTATTGATATCAGCAATCTCGGCTTCTGATTGTCTAAGAACATTCTTTCTTATCCATTGTTCAGAATAGTATTTACCAACGAATTGATCTAACTGTTCTAGAGTATTGACTCTTTCTCTCAATATCTCTGCTTCTTTGAGTTCTACGAAATGACCATCTTTTTGAAAGTCATAACTTATATACTCTTTTGATTTCTTCCAATCTTCTTCTGTTACTACATTTTTAAGTATCAGATGAGTCTTTAAAATATCATCAAATAACCTAGCAAATTTAACTCTAAGTCTATCAATGAATCGTGAAAACTTCACTTCATCTCTTGATATCTCTGTCGCTCTACCAATAGCGAACGCAGTTTCTGTCTCTAATCTAGAAATTGGTACATTAAGAGACTTGTACAATTTCTTTTGAAAATATAAAATATCTTCAATCTCACCTAGATTTTGTCCACCTGGTAGTGTACTAATCTCGGTTCCTCGGCCACCTTCTCTACGAGGTAACCAAAAATCTTCAAGCATGTTCATATGCTTTCTATCGTCTTTAACTTCACCTGTGTCAGCGTTATACACTAACTTATTACGATAACTAGTCTGTACTTCTTTTAAGTATTGTTCAGCTCTAGCTTTCGGTAAGTTACCGACATCAATGTAGAAGATTCTTCTTTCAGGAGCTCTTGATATTCTGTAAATAACAAGTGCATCTTCTAACATTCTTAGTTGGTTTACAGACTTCATAGCCTTATGTAAATAACCAACTACAACTTTCTGATTGTAATCTAATAACCCAGAAGTTACATGAGTTATAGCATCACTATTAATTTTTACTGTTTGACCTGTGTTATTACCACTCTTGTCAAATCCCTGGTCATTAAAGATGTAATACTCATCAGTTTTTTTAATTACTTCTACACCAGTCTTTTCGTCTTTCTTTTTATCTACCTCACGAATCTTACGAATCTTTTGAGGATCAATAGGTCTTAAACCTTGAATACCTACTTTAGTATTCTTAGTATCTACCATCTTATGATAATAGAGTCTACCATCGACATACCATTTTCTATATATGTCGTGTGAGAGTTCTCTGAATCCTAATAATTCTAGAACCTCATCAAAATTTTCACGAATTTTTTCTTTAGTACTGTCACTAAAATGATTCACTCTGTCTAAATTGATAGAAACAGGTGCATCTAAGTCATTTGAAGAAATAGATTCGTTGACTATATCTTCAATCGCTGCATCACATTCAGGTACCAGAGACATTGTTCTGTATCTTGTAACTAGGTCGGCTTCGTTTTTAACTCCACCTTCCATGTCAATATACTGACCAATGACTCCACCGGTGGAAGCGAATCCACCCATACCATGGTCTTTACCGATTTCGATAACCGACCCATCATTTTGAGGTGGGACGAAACTTTGTGCTTTAGTTTCGTCACCCTTCTTCCTCTTTATCTCTAATCCAAATAATTCCATACTAATATTTATGCCTTTTTAAAAGCACCCTTATTAAAGAGTTCTTTCAAAATGTGAGTAACAGAACTCAACATCAAAAGTTTCAACAGCGTCACCACCTTCGGTGTCTAATTCAATAGCACCTAAGTTAGTTGGCCACATATTGAAAAACTCGTATGTTGCAATTACTGAGTCATCACGACCTAATTGTGATACAGTAGCTTTGTCGATCATGTAATCATAACCTACAGGTCCGATACTTGAATCAAGTGGTACAATATCTTGCATCCACGCTTCAATAGCAGTCCTTGCTGAAAACTCTGTATCATTGTAGATACCTACTGTCCAGTTCTCGAATGTTCTATCACCTGCTAATTTAACAGTCAAACCTTTGTATTTGATTTCCATAGGTTCAATAACTTGTCCAGGTAAAGCTGCAGTTTTGCACAAAAACTGTATCTTATTTCCTGTTCGAGGTATGAATACCTCAAATCTATTGTTCCTTGGTCCAGCACCTACTAAGTTGGCTTTGAATTGGTTAATTGTTGCCATTTTCTATTCCCCCTTATACTGCTGATTCAGTAGTTGATCCAGGAGCTCCATAGACTTCTTCGAAATCTACACCACTTCTTGATGCTACAAAAGTTAATGTTATGAAGTTGATAGCTCTCGCAGGCTTCACAAATATTGAAGCTACGAATTGTTGAGAATCAACGACGCCGGATGTGTTATTAGTCTCGTCACAGATAACTTGGAAATCATAGATTCCTCGTCTACCTTGAACTTGTCTTAAGAAAGGTTCAATAGCTGCTCTGAAATTAGCTCTTGTAAATGAATCGTTAAACTCAAATAATTGGAACTTAGCTGCTGTTGAGATAGCTTTCTCTAACACTATGAACAATCTACGAACATTAATTCTTGAGAAAGCACTAGCTTCATTAGATGTTAATGTCTTGTCTCCGTATAATAATGTTCCTTGTCCTGGGAATGTAACTACAGGATTAACTCTTGCTCTGTAGAGTGTGTCTCTATCAGCTTGTGTAGGGTTAAACGCTAGTTTTGTTACACCAAAAATTTGACCACGACTGAATCCTGCTGGTGAATACCATGCATCATTCGTATAATCAGTTCTAGCACATAAGCCAGCGACTGATCCGTTGTCAGGTACATATGCATATCTATCATTGTACCTATCGTAAATGTATAACCAGTTTGAACTCATTGTAGAATAACTAGAACCGTTTAAGGTATCTGCTGTTGTTTTTACATTAGTCGCTCCTGAAACACCTGAGTCAACACAATCTGACTTAAGTGGTGAAAAGAATGCCATTACATCTTTTCTATCTTCTGCGATGTTCATTAATTGATTATAGTAACTTGTTAATTCGGCTCTTGTCTCTACAGCGGTACCACTACCATTGTCTGCTTGACTTGTGCCAGATATTATTAAATTAATATCTTGATTATCTGCACTACCAAAATGTGTATCCCATGCTGTTATTTTCTGAGCTGTTGTTGGTTGATTTCCATCTGCACCATTAGTGAAAGATAGAGAATCAGGTAAAGTACCTGTTCCAAAAGTGACTCCCGCAGCGGCTGAACCAGCAGATCCCATAGTAGAACTATGATCTAACCAGTAAACATATTCGCTTTGGTTTTCAATAACTGTAACATAATAGTTAGTTGCACCGAAGTCATTCTTAGCATCTGAAGCTTTTGATAAACCTTCATATTTTTCTAAGATTGTTCCAGGAGTACCTGAAATTTCACCATCTTCGTCAAGAACAACGATATGTAACTCGTCTGTAACACCAGCACTAGCTCTACCAGCTGCATAAGCTGATGTACCTGGAGCACTGTTGAACTGTTGAGCAAATTCCCATTCACGATTTAGAGCTGCACCTGATGCGACAGCTGTTTTTAAACCTTGAGTGGAATCGTCTTCTTGTGCAATTGTAACTGTTGCTTCTCCGGTTGTACCAGAGTCA